TCAACTTTGTTAGAACTAAGATTCGTCATTTTAATGGAATCATTAAAACCAGTAAATCATCAATTTTTATAGTTTGGTTGTTTCGTAAATGATACGCTGGGGTAACCAACACGATATAAGGGATAATAATAATCATTTTATATGTATTTACAATTGTTCAATTCTGCTTTTAATTAACGAGTTTACAACTTAACTTTGTAGCGTTCCAATCCGAAAATTCCTTACATATAATGTCCTTTTGTCGGTTAAGATGTTTGGTTGTGCTTGAATATGCGGTGTTAATTAAATGCGGGGTAATAAAGTTGGGCTGTCCCTTACCACGTGTTCGAACACCGTGCTTACTTACGGCTTTCCGGAGCGTTTTCCAAGCAAGAGTATCGTGTTCACTAATTTCAGTCGATCGTGTGGTATACCACATACTCGATGGAATGGTCGTTTTTACCCCATGGTGTGTCATACGATCGTGGGCGGTATTTAGGTGTGCTTCCAAGCAGTAGTTTTGGATGTCCAGTTCAGTAATAGGGCGGAAGAAGCAAGCCCCATAATTCATCCGACCATTTGGTAAATGCTGGTAGACAACGTGGACGGTGCGGTGTTTTTCCTGAAATACCATAGAATGATGTGGAGATTGGGTAAAAGTGTCATCTTCTTCCTGGTTTTCCTCGCTATTATCGGAAAGAGGAGGATATTGTTTTGGATGGTTGATGTTATATTTACTAAATGCACGTTGTTTAATGTTTAGGGCTCGTCCTTGTTCCCGGTCAATAGAACGGATCTGGTCCAGGAACTCGGCCCGCCGCAACGATTTGATACCTAAAGGTCGGTTTCGTGCTCCGTTCCTACAAAAGATATTAATTAATCTAGTCTCAAATGCCCTGGTGTCGGTGATATGAGTCAATGATTGACGAGTAAGATATTTTGGAAACCAGGGTTTTTTATCACTTGGTTTTGTAAACTGACACTTCACTGGGTAGTGTGTGTAGCGGGACTGGGCAGTCTCAAAATGTCCCTTAATAGCCAACTCCGTATGGGAAATAGGTCGTTTCCAGGTTGTTTCACCGGTGGAGTCGTTGGTGTAGAATTTACGTTTAAGAGCACCCTCGAACATTTCCCATCCTTCGGGCAACGAGGGTTGTGTGGTATGATGCATAACACATACCCCATACTCAATTTGGGGACTATCACCCTCGCTCTCACCCCCGACCTCGCCTAAACCATTAAAATGAAACAATACAAAATAAGTCCGGTTCCCACGGGTAAAATGCTTTTGGATTGTGGTTTTGAGAATGGGATAAAGTTGTTTAGACATAGTTGTAAAAGATTAATATAATAAATATATGGGTTTCGGACATATCAAATTTTTTTTAAGATCTAATTAGACTATAAGCGTAGGTATCTATGGGGATATGGAATGGGAAATATGGAATGGGAAATATACAGGGAAATATGGAATGGGGATATGTTTGGACAATATACGTGGGATATGGAATGGGGATATGGAATGGGGATATGGAATGGGGATATGGAATGGGGATATGGGATGGGACAATACAGGTGATAGGAGATATAAAATAAATGTATACTACCATGGTGTATGGAGGGTGAGTGAAGCGGAGTAGGGGACCAGATGCCTATGATCATTAATTATCTAGAACCTCTCAAATGGGTGAATCCCTACAATTATCTGGTGACGAATTTACTACACAAATAATGAGCAAATTGGTCCACATAAAAAATATAATATAGCTGAACCTTTTCTAGTATATGTTGGGATAATATCAGCAATCGGCCAGTCTATGTTGTATAGAAAGTTGCCTTGCAAAATATCCTTTGCAAAAAGTCCCTACTGTCTTGTGGATAATAGGACATCATAATCACCAACGCATCCTAAAACAACTTCCATAACCAACTAAACCAACCAGTTCGAACAATCTCCATAGATTTTGCTTGATTACTATCATTATGGGTTTTAATATGGTCGTCATATGATTTATAACAGTGTCTGCATGTGCCATTATTTTTAACTGGTGAATATTCATCACAGCCTGTAATAGTTGGTCTATTAAATATAGTGTTTGAATCGACCGTATCATACCCATATACCTCTTGTTGATAATAATGCCCAGTTTCTAGTATATGTGAATCTGATTTACTCCGCACTTTCTTTTCCCTTTCCTTTTCCTTATCCATTTTATTATTATTTTATTATTATTTTAAAAAATATCAAATTTTTAAAAATATAACAAGATGTCACACGATAATATGACATAGTTAATGTAATGGAGGAATCGGTTTGTATAGAAAGATTGCCATTAGATACAATCTTTTTTTGTTAATACATAGCCCCAATGTTGTAACGTCTGTCTCCTTTTTGGACTTATACTAAAATCATTATACACACTATTTTTTTTGATTATTAAATTTATTAGTGCTCTCCTAAATCTACTTTTAGGACCACCTGTTCTAACCCATCTTTTTATCTGTCGTTCGTCATCGTCACCACGCAACCCATTATAAAAATCACAATACCAATGAACCCACCCATATGGATGTAAAGAGTCAATCCAGCCCTTACTCTCCCAATATTCTAATGTTGTGCCTACTTTAACCCCATACTTATTTACCTCTTTCGCATAATCACCCCAGGGTCTAATAAGGGAACTGTTTGGGATGTTTTTCCACCAATTAGATGGATAATCCATATGTATATTTTCATAATGTTGGTGTGTCACCGATGATGTTATTGGTCTCCAATAGGTTCCACCAAAACTACCTAAACCAAATATCTCGATTGGGGTTAAATTGGGAATAAACTCTGGATAACCTGGAAATATTATCTCTCCGTTCTTATTTTTATTCGGCATTATACTATATTATAATATTTTATTTTAAAAATAATATTACATACACAATAAGATTATTATACATGTAATATTATTAATGAGTGTGGATATATTTACAGAACATGAAATAGTGTCATTGTTTCATAAAAAATTATAAAATATGGTATACGGTATTTCCAAATGAAGATAATACATATGTATCAATATCTACTGTATATGATTCATCAGAACCATGTGTGCAATTATTATTTAATAGTGAAATTATGAATATAGATGGAATAAGCGGATGTATATTTAGTGATGATGAGAATATATAGAATCGTTCAAAAGGTATAGGTAATTTAATACTTAAAAATTTAATAAAAATAGGTAGTGAACTTAACCTTAAACAAGTCGAATTAGTTGACGCTTCTACAATTATAAATCCATATAAAAGTAATTGTAATATAAATTTAGCTATATATAAAATATTAACAGAGGGACAAAGTTGGTATAATAAACATGGGTTCAAAAGCATGAATCACTAAAAAGAAAGGGAACAATGGGATAAACTAAGACAGGAAAATTTTTTAGTTATTTTCTTACATTTTAAAGAAACCATTGTTAAAAAAAAGCTAGCATTAGCATATAGTAAGATTGTAATTCTGCAAATAATAAATAAATATTCTAAACTACAAGATAGTATATTTATATTTTTAGATGAATACTCTATAAAATGCACACATAAAGTAAAAGATGTATTTAAAACATTGGAGAAAAATAGATTATTATTAGAGGATAAGAAAAATATAAAACATTTTTATTGTATATTATCCGATTTAGTAAATTTATTTACAGATAATATGAACTATTCGATTAAATTAATACATAAATTATCCTACGCAGATTGAATATAATTTGTGAAGATGTATTGTAAAAAATTTGATTTGTATCTGTGTAAATATTATTTAAGAACAACAATGGATACAAATAAAAATAAAAATACCATACCCAGTGAAAATGATATTACTCCTAAGAGAAACTGTATTGCCAGATATCACGACGATTTTATAGCGGGCTATTTAATTTTTAGTCCGCTAATTGCTTTTTGTGAATACAGGGCATTTTATGTAATTTTAAGTCATTACTCAATGATTAGTGATTCTCCAATGGTTAGCGATTCTCCAATGATTAGCGATTCTCCAATGATTGGTTTTTTCCCATTACTTACTATGACTATGTTCTACCTTTTACTATTCTATAAAGATCTATTTGATTTAAAACCTAATTATCCCCGACGCAATAAAGAATTTGATTCATTAATACCTGTGGATATGGAAGTGTTGAAAGACACTTTTGTAAGATGGGGTAAATCAGAAGTGGAACGGAGTGTTCCAAATAAAGTAGAGAGGGATGCTTTGTATGTTAAGAGAAAACGCATATTAGATTTTCCACAATTTACCGATAAAACTATGTGCGATAATTGTAAAACAGATGAAGGAACTATATTGCGACAATGTATGCATGTTTTATGTACGGACTGTGTGTCTGTAAAATGTGATAATGAGGTTTGTAAAGGTAGGGGTAAGACTGATATCAGTTACTACATTAATTATGAAAAAACCCTTATATGGGATTTCCCCTCAACCTGGTCAAAATAATTAACACATTGTTTAATTACACATTTTATACAAATATTAAAAATCTAATAATAATTGAGGAAATTTTTTATTTGATAGAGGTGAACTTGTTGGTGTATGTGAAGTTATGGAAGAAGAAGAAGATGGTATACGAATTTTACTCATAGTATCTATATTTATTGATGAACTATATAGAAAAAGGGAATATGTTACGAATTATTAAAAAGGGAATATGTTAATTAAAGTTGTTATTGCTGGTGGGAAAAACCTATTTTTTAAAAAGTATTTAACGAACTCAAGTATAAAATTCAAAAATATAACAAGTGAAGAAGCAATTACAATCTTATTTATAAATATACTAGTAACAAAATGTAATATTAAGATAATAGACACGCATCGGGTTTTAAGCGTGGTTTCATACTATAATTTATGGGGATCATATAATCACTGGGAAGTTTTGTTATAATGTCTTCTAATATATTGATATTCTTGTCCCATACATTTGTTCTATAGTATTTTAAACCCTGGTTATCCTCTACAATATAATCATAACATTCTTTACCTGTGCGTATACTATTCGTTTTTATATCCTCTGTAATATCCTCTGTAATATTCGCACTAATATCACACCAATATGTAATATTAATAGTATTATCACCAACTGGTAATACGTTATATTGCTGGCTGAATTTTGTTCGGAAACTGATATTTAAAGTGTAACCAATCAAAACCACTTTAAATATTAACGTGACATAATGTCGGTTTGTTTCGATCACTTGACAGTCCCGGGTGAGGTGCACCATTAAATTATTGGCAACCTTTTGTTCGTATTCTTTTAAAAAATCAATAGTTTCTTTAGGTAAACTGTCACATATTAATGCCAACTGTATGTATTTATGTATAAAATTAATATCATCCACAGTCCCTATTTTTGCGTTATCATCAAACTGATTTAAACAGTGGTTTCCACGCTTTTCTGCAACACATATTGTTAAAAATTTATATAAGTTTGGTATACCAGTCATTTAAATATTATTTATATAATAATATTTAAATAAATAATATTATATGAATTATACCGTCAATACATTTTTTTTTCAGTGGCTAAATCTATATTATGTTTTTCAACAATTTCTTTTTAATTTTATATCTGATTTATTGGCACATTTATAATTTTGTGTCCCTGCGATTAGGCGTTTATGGACTTCTGTGGGGTTTTCCGGATATATGGGGATATTGACATTTGTTAATAATGTTACTATTAATTTTATACAGTATTAATGTTTATCGTCCATTCTTACCTGCTATTCCCATAATTACGTGAATAATTTGAAACATACCACTCATATCACTCACAGCAATTACATTAGAAGGATCCCAAAACTAATATATGTCCATATTCCATTGTTGCTTTAGATTCATTAATTATACATACATAATAAGACATAATTAGAATGTAATTTAGTATGGTATAATAACTATAAATTAAATATAGATTCCACATCAGTTACTTTTGAAGTATCCCATAAACCTATAGCTTTATTAAATTTATTAGCTCCATTAAACATACGAATCATATTAGTTACTCTTGAAGTATTCCATCTTCCAATATCTTGATTAAACTCTTTAGCACCATAAAACATCCAACCCATATCAGTTACATTTGAAGTATCCCATCCTCCTATATTTTTATTAAAATTACCAGCGTCATGAAACATATGACTCATATCAGTTACATTTGAAATATTCCATCCTCCTATATTTTTATTAAAATTACTATTACAAAACATCAAATGCATACCAGTTACATTTGATGTATCCCAACTACCAATATCTTGATTAAATTTTCTAGTTCCATGAAACATACAACTCATATTAATTACATTAGATGTATCCCATTCTCCAATATCCTGATTAAAAATTTGTGCATTATCAAACATACCACACATATTTGTTACATTAGATGTATCCCACATAGAAATATCTTGATTAAAATTACTAGCACACCCAAAGATCTCTAACATATTAGTAACTTTTGAAGTATCCCATACACCTATCGCTTTATTAAATTTCTTAGCTCTGCTAAACATAAAACTCATATCGGTTACTTTTGAAGTATCCCATTGCCCAATATCTTCATTAAAAGTAATAGCTCCATAAAACATTCGTACCATATCAGTTACATTTGAAGTATCCCATTTTCCTATATCTTCGTTAAAATTTTGAGCATTACAAAACATAAGACTCATATCGGTTACTTTTGAAGTATCCCATAGATTAATATGTCCGTATTTGGTTGTCGCTGTAGATTCATTACTTAACCATAGTTTAACGGCTTCTCGTAATTCATCTGAATCTTTTATTGGATAAAATACAGATCTAATAATATAATCATAAATATTAGGTTCATATTCATTAATTTCATATAATAGTAGTGTCAGTCCTTGATAACTCAAAGTTTTTATAGTATAAGTCATAATCACGTAATGGTTACAAAAATACAATTGTTATAAATCAAATTTATAGTTATTAATAATAACTATAAAGATTAACAAATAATTATATATTTATATAGTATGAAATATGAACTAAGATTTTTAGATATCGACGAAACCATTATTAAAAAAACTTTAGATTTATTAGACGAACATATAGTAAAACAGAAGGTGTTGTTAAGGTGGGATTCATTCAATTATAAAGATAAATTTATAAGGTTAAGGGATGAGGGTAATGGAGATATAACGTTAACCTTAAAAACTAATTTAACTGAGCATGAACCCATATCTAAAACTATATATGTAGATAATTATTTTTTAACACTTGATATATTGGGAGGTGTTGATATTATTAGTAAGTATCGTGTAGAAAAAATTAGAGAAACCTGGGAATTAAGTAATAAATGTATAATAAATTTTGATATGTTTCCTGGATTACCTTATTATATAGAGATTAAATCTAATAATAAAAAAACTATGTTACAACTTGTAAAAAAATTGGGGCTTACTATAGATACTCGAAAACATAGTGATATGGGAGCAGATACACAATATTATGAATTATATGGTATACGTAAAAACAGAGGACCTTTAGGTGATTTAACATTTAAGGATGCTACACACATATTTATGGAGCATATTCAAAAAAATAAACCTCTATTTGAAAAATTAGTCAGAGAACAATTTAAAACGATCGAATTATTGGATAGGTAATTAATAATTCTATATTAATTCTATAGAATCAATACATAGAATTATTACATAGTTTTATAGTAATCATATATTTTATTACTCTAAACTTCAGTTGGAAAAATCCACTCTTCGCTTTCTTCTTTTTCTTCTGGTTTTGCTAATTTTATAGAATAATCTAATATTTGGACGATATTTACCACTTCCATCGAAGTTCTTGGTTAGCGGTATTTGATTCCTTCTACACCAACTAAATACCTTTCCGGTTGTAAAACTTCCTGGATATTCATTTTCTTGAGCCCAAATCTTTAAACTATCGGTGTCTATAACTGTTTTAGGTTTAGTGATTTTCACTTTAATATATCTTTTATTTTCTTTCAATATGTTTAGGTAACCAAGTTCCTCTAATGAGCTATCATAATATTCTTGGGCTTTCTCTTCCGTTAAAGTATTGATGTCATATGATTCTAACACTTTGTAGAAAACAGCAATAAATCCCATTCTTTATAATTGTATTTAAAATGACAATTTCAATCAATTTTTATATTTTTACTACACCATATCATAGCACGCTATTATTGAAGGATTAATAAAAATAAAATTGATTTTAAATTTTTAAAAATCAATTTTATTAATGAGTCTATATCTTTTAGTACATAAAATTTACGACTATGAACCAGCATTGTTTAATAATATTAAAAAACGATTATTTCCCGCCTTTACAACAAACACCGAATTGCGAACCGCTGTTAAAGAATGGACGAATGTAGCAACTAAAACAACCGCATTAAATATGTATGGACCTATTTATTTTTGGGATGTATCCCAAATAATGAGTATGGAGGGGATTTTTAGAGATTGTGGGAATTTCAATGACGATATTAGTATGTGGGATACTTCGAACGTAACCAGTATGTCCCATATGTTTTACTGTGCTCGCAAGTTTAATCAACCTATAGGTAATTGGAATACATCTAAAGTAACAACTATGCGCAGCATGTTTAATCACGCTGGACATTTTGATAGGGATATAGGTGATTGGGATACTTCTAAAGTAATTAACACATGTTTTATGTTTAATTATGCGTATACATTTAATAAATCTATTGAAAAATGGGATACTTCCAAAGTAACTAATATGCGTAATATGTTCAATCATTGTTCAAAATTTAATAAATGTATTGGGGATTGGGATACTGCTAACGTATGTTGTATGAAATTAATGTTTGCCTATGCGTATCAGTTTAATCAACCTATTGGAAAATGGGATACATCTAGGGTAACAGATATGAACTGCATGTTTCATAATACGTGTCAATTTAACCAACCTATTAATAATTGGGACACTTCAAAAGTGCTTGATATGGAATATATGTTTTAAATAGTATTATTATTATTTAAAATTGATTTAATAATAATACTATGATGGATTTAAATCAATTACTCTATAAAATTAAAAACTATGAATATGGATTATTCGAATGTATTAAATATATAATATTCCATATATTTGAAAATAATAAACAATTACGCTTAGCAGTTAAATTATGGAATACGGCTGAAACACACGAAGATGCTCTCCAATTCTATGGACATATTAGTTTATGGGATACATCCAAAATAACCGATATGTCCGAACTGTTTATGAATGCTATTAATTTTAATGATGCTGTAAATGATTGGGATACTTCTAATGTAATTAGAATGGATTATATGTTTTACAGAGCCAATAACTTTAACCAACCGATAGGTAATTGGGATACTGGCAATGTAATTAAAATGGATTATATGTTTTACAGTGCCGAAAACTTTAACCAACCGATTGGTAATTGGGATACAGGGAATGTAATTAAAATGGATTATATGTTTTACAGTGCCGAAAACTTTAACCAACCGATCGGTAATTGGGATACATCCAAAGTAACAACGATGAATTCAATGTTTAGCAATACTTATAAATTTAACCAACCGATTGGAAATTGGAATACAAGAAATGTAAGCAATATGTGTGAAATGTTTGTCCATTGTTTGAATTTTAACCAACCTATAGGTAATTGGAATACATCCTTAGTATCGGATATGCGGTATATGTTTTACAGTGCTAAAAAATTTAATCAACCAATTGGGAATTGGAACACATTAAATGTGTATGATATGTGTGGTATGTTCTGCGATGCGATTCAATTTAATCAACCAATAGATAATTGGAACACTTCACAAGTTACTGATATGTACAGTATGTTTAGTCACGCGGTTAATTTTAACCAACCTATTGGTAATTGGGATACATCCAAAGTAACTAATATGCATTTTATGTTTTATAGGACAAAGTGCTTTAAACAATCACTTGATAATTGGGATATTAGCAATTTAATAAATATGGATGTAAAAGATACTTTTAATAAATATGTAATGATGGATTAATAATAATTTAATACTTAAACAATTATAATGTAATTATTTATAATGAATGAAATAGAAAGAGAAAGAGCAAGCGTAAGAGAAAGAGAAAGAGAAAGAGTACGTCCTGAAAATATTTATAATAAAATTTGTAATATAATTATATGGACATCTAATTTATTTTTATTTTCGATTGGAACCTATTTCATAATTTCGAATTTTGAAAACTTAAATAAATCAACTGGTATCGACGATTGCGGGGACATTTTTACTATGATTGAATTAACAACTATAAATTCGCTATTAATTATAATTGGTTTTTTTGGATATATATCTCATTCAATTCGTGGGGAAGAAGTTGTAAGTATTTTTACGTTTATAAGTTCATTTGTTTTATTATTCTATCAATTGTGTAACATAACAGTAATGGGACAGACGTGTGTAAATTACTACATCCATAATTATAATATTATATGGATATTTAATATAGTCTGTATAGTTTTATTAGGATTTAATTTAGTTTTATATGTAATAAAAATAATAATTTTTTTATGTATGGATACATCGTACAGACCTCTTATAAATCAAGAGTTGGTTCTTAACCGCGAAAATATTTGTGCTGATAATCGGTTAAATTTTATAGAACGTGATCCATTATCCCCAACTATAGATTATAATAACCCTGTATCTGAAAATATGTATGATACTATATCTAATTATGAAAATTAGCTTTAAGAGTCATACATTAAAAAACCAAACTATTTTAAAATTGTAATAAATATAATATTTATTATTTAATATGAAATGTATGTTTTTTTAATCCAACCATTTTAATCAACCTATGGGAATTGGGATATTAAAATGTAAGTGATATGAGCCGAATGTTTAAAAATGCTAATGTGTTCAACCAACTAATAGGTAATTGGAATACATCCAATGTAAGTAATATGAGTTTTATGTTCCGTGAATCTGTTTTTAATAATTGTATATCTAAATGAGATACCAGAAGTGTAAGTGATATGTCCTGGATCTTTAATGGATCGTATGATTTCAATCAATATATTAATAATTATATACTGGATTATTGTGGTTCTTTTCTTTATATAGAATACACTACGTGGTAATTGTTGTAATATTTTTATTTTTACTCAACTATTTAGAATTAAAAAACATAATGTGGATATTAACCTTTCACATTCAAAATTGGTTTTAAATGTTCTATAATCTCAACCGATGGTTCGATTAATTCCTTTATTAAAGCGGTTTCTTTGTAACACTCTGGAGCTTCATCCACAATATCTTCTAAAGTTGATGTTGAATAAATATTGTTGTCTGCAAAATCCTTCAGCAATCTTTTTACGATTGGAATTTTATTTTTTAATGCTTTTTGTCTTGTAATAATTCGGCCCGAACCATGCGCGCTGGAATTATTCCATTTTTCATTCCCTTTTCCTCTACACAATAATATTCCATCTCTCATATTAAGAGCAATTAAACACAATTTATTTGTATTTGCTGAAATAGCTCCCTTTCTTAACACAAAATCATTAAAATCAATATAATTATGTATTGATTCTATTTTCTTTTCAGGATCAAAATCTAAATTATAATAAGAAATACACCTTTCAATCATTATTTCACGATTTACTAAAGCATATTTCTGTGCAAATATCATATCAAAGTAGTAATTAAAAGCCTCTTCTTCTATTAAATAATCCGCGTGCTTTTTCGCCATCATTTCTTTCCGCAATTCATCCTTGTAATTTTTCAATTTTTTCTTTTCTTTAGTTACTTTGGTAAATTCTTGGACTTTTGTATCAAAATCATTCCAATCTAATTCTTTACCATTTGTAATAATATCTTGATGGTATCTACAAATTTTTTGTCCTAAATTTCTTGAACCGCTGTGAACGGTAATATACTCCTTTCCAGCATCACTTTTATTAACTTCTAAAAAGTGATTTCCCCCACCCAAAGTTCCCAACGATTTTAAATCGTGTTCTTTATTTGTTTTAATTCTGATACACAACTCATCGAACCATTCTTTGGAATAATTTGGTTTTTGTTCACTGATATTTATTTTAAATTTCTCTAAATAAAATTTAACAAAATTATTTCCATCTTTATTTGCTAAATTATAAATTTTGTCCATATATTTATCTGAAATTATATCTTCATTTACACACGTTCCTAATGGTACAACTGCCCTAATATGTCTGTCTAATTGCTTTGGTCTAATAGGTTTATGTAAATCTAGTGGATAGGTCACAATGCCACAGCCAATATCCCCACCGACGAAATTAGGAACAATTTTTTCAACTAAAGTGGACGTAAACCCAATACAACAACCATTTCCTTTATGACAATCGGGCATAATACGGGCATTTTCAATCGCTTCATGTTTAATCATATGGCGAATTTGTTTCATTGTTTCTGGATCGATCGATGATTTATCAATAAAGACTATTCCTTCTTTGTTTTTTTCTTTTATTATATGTTCCATATTTATTATAGTGTTTCTATATTTATAAATCCTTATCCTTATTCTTTAATATTAGGAATATCATTATAACATTAGAGAATCGTATTTACTATTAATCCAGTTTCTACAATATTTATATTTTGGATTATATTTACATTCTAAAAACCATACACCCAGTTTATTAGCAAATATCGTATTTTCTTTGTTATATATATCCAAATCACCCGCGCAATTATTATTAATATAATTATGGACTGGATTACAGGAGTAATAATATGTTTTTAAGCCGTTTGGTAGTTTAGGTAAAATTGTTAATTGATTACGATAAACCCACATTTCTTTTAAACTATCTGGTATCTTAGGTAAAATGATTAAATTATTATGACCACAATATAATTTTATTAAATTCAGTGGCAATTCGGGTAAAATGGGTAAATTATTATGATCACAATATAACTCGTTTAAATTATCTGGTAGTTTTGGTAACTCATTTAAATTATTAGATATGCATTGTAATGATGTTAAATTATTGGGTAATATTGGTAATACATTTAATCCATTAAAATTACAATACAATTTTTTTAAACTTTTTGGTAATTCGGGTAACAGTTTTGTCTCTATCCAAGTATAACTACAATTTAAATATTCTAAATTATGGGGTAATTTAGGTAATTTTTTAATGTAAATATTAGAACAATCTAAATAGGTAATACTATTATAATTCTTTAACTGTATAAGTTGAACAAACGAATTGCATGTATATTGTCGATTATAGTAAAAACTGTATTTAATAACCATATAATAATTGTAATATTATTATTATATTATTATATTACTATTATAAATCAATGCTTATTATTCTATAGAGCCATATTTTCAAAATTATACGAACGTCCACATCTTATACCGCGTTGACAATTGGGTTCTCCACACACTTTGCAGTAGACAATGGGTTCAGGCTCTAATTCAGAAAGCCCGCCTTCTAATATTTCTAAAATTTTATCTTTTTTATTAACATCTGAAATAGATTCTTTTATAATTTCATTAATCTCAGCAATACTTTCACCCAATTTATTAATTTTTTGTCTTATAATGATTTCGTCTCCTTCTTTATTTAATTTATTTAAAATAAATGTCAAAACACCTCTAGGTTTAGATAAACGTTTTTCTACTAGCCATTTAAATGTTTCAGGATCTTTTTCGTTAATATTATCTTTAATGGTTAAATAAATTGTCCCCAGTTCCATACCCATACCCATACTCATACCACCTTTTTGTAAATAATTACGAATGATTGAAATGCCTAATTTGCCATAAATATTAACTTTTCTGTTAGTCTGTGGATTTATTATCGTGTTATACATTTATAATATATTAATATAAAAAATAATTAGATATTAATATATTAATATAATATAAATGGATACTAATCTAAATAAAAATATTAAAACAGCAACCAATATGTTTTCTGGAATATGTAATATTATAAATACGAGTACCAAAAATATTAATACAAATATTAGTAAACAGGTTATAGCAACCAATATCTTCTCAGGGATATGTAACATTATAAATACAAGTCCGAATACTGAGCAAAATACTAGTCCTAATACTGAGCAAAATACTGGTCCGAATACTGAGCAAAATACAAGTCCTAATACTGGTCAAAATACTAACAAAGTGGATATAACGCCAACTAAAATAATATCAGGTGTATTTAATATTATAAATTCTACAAATAAATTGATAACCGATAATAATACCGAAATTAATGCTTTTATAAAAAAATGTGAGATTGATATTATAAACGATGATAAAATTGTTGGAAATACTGGAACGAGTTTAAAGCAACATTTAAACTATAAATACAACCAATATGAAAAGAAAATAGGGAATATAGAAAAGGAAATGGATAAATTAAAAGATAAATTAACAGAATCAAATCTTACTAAAGAAGAAATTATAGAGTTAAAAGATAAATTAACCGCTGTTGAACAAAAAATAAATATAAATAAATTAAAACAAACATTTAATGGGGTTATAAGCAAGCTCGCAGAAAAATATAATTATGATATATTATTTAATCCCGAAATTATTTCTAAAGAATTTAATAACTATAAAATAAGTCATTTCACAATTCTTAAAAACCAGTTTATTAAATATATAGATACTAATAATATTGATACCAATAATATAGATAATAAATACGATTAATATTTAAAGTTAAATTAAATATTAATCGTATTTATTAAGGATGTCTAATAATTGGGATAATGATTCGGATAATGATTCGGATAATGTTGATTACACAAAAATACATAATTATTATAATACTTTATTACCGCTTTGGGAAACTATTTTCCCTACAAGTCCGTTTAATATTAGTTTACCTAAATATTTTATAAAATATTTAGACGAACCTTTTACAAATGAGGGAATTATAATAATAGAAGACAGTAGAAAAAGTAACAGCTATACAGTAATTAAATCGGTATATAACAAGCCGATAACGTTAAGAAGAATTATAAATAGAATGATAGTAAATAAAGATTGTAATGATGGGTTAAATTATTTAGATGATTTAAAAATGATAAATAATAATTATTATATTGCTGTATATGGTTCAGAAGAAATATATTGAAATAATTATGTTTGAACCTAAATTATTATATTTTTTTACACTAATTTAATATTATTAAATTAATATTTGTTTACACTAAATTAATATTATAATATAATTATATTATATATGTACGCACTATATAATATAATTATAGTAATTTTAGTAATTATAGTTATACTATATTTATTATCTATATACAAAGAAGATTATAGTAATTTTTATAAAAAAAATAGCGATTTGGACTATATAAGTTCTAGAGGTAAAATTCCTAAGAAATTATATAAAAGTCCCCTAGCACCTATAACGAATAGAAAAGTAGATAAAATAGTCATTCCTGGTAAATATGCTAATAAATATAATATACCGATTCCTAATTTTAATGATCCTCCGATTAAATTGCGTAGGAAAAAAAAAATAGATTCTCCAATTAAATTGGGTAGGAAAAAAAAAATAGATTCTCCAGTTAAATTGGGTAAGAAAAAAATAGTTAATAAATCTGGTAAGAATATGGATTCGTGTGTTTTTATTGAAAGTTTAAATAAAGATAGAGCCGTATGTCCTAAAAATTATTCAGTATATACTGGAGCAAGTATAGGGTCAAAGAATGGTGTTCTATCTTGTAATGGTAAGGAAAGTGCTATCAAAGGTGCTGCTGCGATCGCGGTAATTAAAAAAGGTAAACTTACAATGATTTCGATAATAAATGGTGGGGCAAATTATGCTAAAAGTCCCCAAATAAAAATAATAGGGGATGGCGAAGGAGCTAAAGGTTATGCGGTATTAAAAAATAAAAAGGTAAATAAGATAATATTGACAAATCTGGGTAAGAATTATAAATCGACACCCATCGTTAAAATAGCTAAACCAAACCTAACTACATATTGTAATTTATGTTGTAGGAATGAACTGTAGATTTTTAAGTTTGGGTAAAGTAGAAACAATTATGGATTTAATAGTATATTTAAGTCATTATGGTGTTTATAATGACTTAAATTATATTTCATTAGAAATTTAGAATTACTCCATGGAATGATAAACTCTATGTTTATTTAACTCTCCAAATAATCAACAGAACTTTAGAAACCCCCTCGAAGTCTTAAGACTAGATGTAATGTAGATTCTTTTTGAATGTTATAATCTGACAATGTTCTCCCATCTTCTAACTGTTTCCCAGCAAAAATCAACCGCTGTTGATCTGGTGGAATTCCTTCTTTATCTTGAATTTTAGCCTTGACATTCTCAATAGAATCTCCTGGTTCACATTCTAATGTGATTGTTTTTCCAGTTAATGTTTTTATAAATATTTGCATTAATAATATATTTATATATATTATTTTTAAGTATTTGGCTAATTAGAATACTTTTATTTAAATATGGATTAAAAATAATCTATCTATATATATTAATAATGGAAAAAATATGCCCAATTGATTTTTTTTGTTTTGATAAGAATACATTTATTTTATTTATTTTATTTGTAATTGTGGTTGTTGTATATTCGATAAATAATAATACATACAAGTTTGAATTAGAGAAACGAGATTATAACAATAAAATAGACACAATTAAAACTAAATTAGAAACAACACATTCCACAGTTAATGAATTAAAAACAATCACAAATCATATCAATAACGAAAACTACTATAAGACAAATGAGACCGAACGATTGTATAATCCGCTAATGGGTCCGGAAAGATCGTCCCCTTATTCATTAAATAGATTAGGGGTACCCATAAATATTAAAACGCGTGGGGATGTACCTAATTATCAACAGGTGGGGGTATTGTATCAAGAAGGAGGGGATGATAATAATAAAAAAGTATTTCCTTTGTATGGAAAACCAACCTACAGAGGCTCAAATAGATGGTTATATTATACTGGGAATGATAATTTTGCGTCGGTTAAATTACCAATAGATAATAAAGGACGGTCTTGTCAAGATGAACAGGGATGTAATGAATTAACGGATGGCGATGATATTGATGTTGTTGGGTATACTAGTAAATTTAAAGTGAATGTTTATAATTTAGATAAACCACGGTATATACCTTATATATAATTATAGAATTCTAGATACCTTATGTATAATTATTATAAGTTATAATAATTATACATACCTTATGTATAATTATAGATACCTTATGTATAATTATTATAGATAACTTATAATAATTATAGATACCTTATGTATAGAATTATTAATCGGATTAATTAATTAATAATTTGATTGTTTAATTACTTAAAAGTTAATTAATATACTAATCAATGATTCGATCAACTATGAAAATAGTTAGATATGATATAAGTTTAATAGAAACATTATTAACAAATATTATAACTAAATTAGACGCAGAAACTATAAAAAAATTAACAGAAATTAAAGTGAATAATAAATTTATAACTCAGTCAAATCCAGTTGTTTTAAAATATCTTATGGAAGGGGATACTGCTAATGTATGGAGAAATCAAAAACTAAATAAAACGCAGGATGATTTAACGCTGTTTAACGAGACATTAAATTCCAATTTAAATAAGTTGACCAATTTAAATTTTGATGATATTCAAAAGAAAATAGTGGAATTGATCAATAAATTAGATACGATAGATAATACATACAGGAGTTCAATATTAGATATTATATTTAATAAATCGATAACTCAGCACACATATGCCTGTCTTTATTCCAAATTATTAATAACACTCATTCAACTATTGGGAGAAAATTTTAAGAATGATCTATTGGATAAAATAAGGGTATTTTATAAAAATAATATAGAAAAAGAATTTAATGAGACAAGTTATGATGATATATGCAGTAGTAATAAAAATAAGTATAACTTGTTAGGAAATTTTATATTTGTGGGGGAGCTTTATGTTAATAATATTATAGATAAATCGGTTGTTCAACAATATTTAGAAATCTTATTTAATTGTTCATTAAACAGTAAGGATATAGATAATTTGGATAGGTATATAGAGTGTTTAATAAATTTAATTACAACTATTGGTGCTAAGCTTGAGAAAGAATTGGGCGATGAATTTAATAGTTTTATAATAGATAGATTAAATGTAATAATAGGGAATAAAGCACGATTTAAATCACGACTACGATTTTTAATCCTCGATGTTATTGATTTACATAAATCTAATTGGGTTAAAAAATAATTTAATTATTGAAATTAAATTATTAAATAATTAAATTAAATATTGAAATTAAATAATTAAATAATAGAATTAAATAATTAAATTAAATATTGAAATTAAAATTAATATATAAAATTTATATATTAATTATAATAATGGGATTTAATAAATTTAAATTTGTTTTTTTGGGTTCTTGTAACACTGGTAAAACTTGTATAGTTTATCGCTATATTAATAAAATATTTATAGATGTATTTCAAAGCACCATAGGGGGGGCTTTTGTAAATAAGACGGTGTCTAAGGATGGTGTAGATTATATTTTAGATATATGGGATACGGCTGGTCAAGAACGCTATGTAAGTTTACTACCTATGTATTATCGTAATTCTGACATAGTTTTTTTATGTTTTGACACAACTGATCATACAGAACAAATTATTAAAAAACTGAATTTTTGGATACGGCAACTAGAGCGTTATAATGATAAAGCAAGCAGGGAAATATTATTAATAGGTACAAAAATAGATTTGATAAATGATATTATATTAGAGGAAAAGATGGGTGTTCTAAAAGGACACTATAAAGATTATACTATAATAACAACTTCATCTAAAGATAATATTAATATAGATACTGTTTTTAACGAAGGATTAAATAAGGCGATTAATAATAGAGTTATAATTGAAGTTTCTAATCCATCACCCTTAAATAAGTTACTTATTTCAGCCGAAATAAAGAAGAGTGCTTGGAAAATCTTATGTAATATAATATAACTAGTTGCATACGGATTTATGAATATTATTAATTGATAAACTATCTATAATTCTTTGATTATTAAATGGGTTATTTGATTTTATGGTTGATTTCTTGTTTGATTTTATAGTTGATTTTATAGTTGATTTTATAGTTGGTTTTATAGTTGGTTTTATAATTGAATTCTTATTTGATCTGGTTGATTTTATGGTTGAATTCTTATTTGATCTGGTTGATTTTATAGTTGGTCTGCTTGAATTCTTATTTGAATTCTTATTTGATTTTCGTGAATTAATACATATTTTTGGAGGTGGAATGCTTGTTTTTAGAACAAATTTACTTAGATCTGGAATACCCGGACAACTTGGAATTTCAGTTTTATGAATATATTTGGACATATTTGGTAATGATGATTTTTTAACCCAGTTATCTAAATTAGGTTGTTTTGGATTTGGTTTAATTTCAGTTTTAAGGATATATTTGGACATATTTGGTAATGACGATTTTTGAACCCAGTTATCTAAATTAGGTTGTTTTGGGTTTGGTTTAATTTCAGTTTTAAGGATATATTTAGACATATCTATTGGTTTAGGTGCCGTCGCTGTAAAATGGTCTATATTTAACTTAGTATTATATAATACTGTATAAAATAATGAAATTATGATTATTATAATCATTGATACAAAAAATATTAGTTTCATTTAATATAATATAAGAAAAAAGTTATATTATTTTAAATTACAACCCCAACAAGGAATTTTATCTTTTCTAATATATTTGGACATATCTATTTTAGGAAAACTGTTGATATCTGATTCAAATGTGTTTGGTTTGTATATAATCTTAGATTTAACCAAAGGTTTGGCCTTAACCTCTGGTTTGTCCTTAACCTCTGGTTTATCCTTAACCTCTGGTTTGTCATTAACCTCTGGTTTGTCATTAACCTCTGGTTTATCCTTTACCTCTGGTTTATCCTTTACCAAAGGTTTGCCCTTAACCTCTGGTTTGGTTAATGAATTAAGTATTTTATTGGAAGATTTACATACATTATTATTAGTGAATGAGTCACAAAATCCATCCTTTGTTTCTTTACAATACGATTTTATATTGGATAAACATTTTGTGCTGTATGGTTTTTTGTTCCAATCTATATTTTTACATTCGATCGAATTACATGGATTGTTTTTATTGGTTATATTGAAAGGGCAACTATTAATAGTCTTAGTATTTTCCACATAATGTTCTATTTCTTTTTTACAACTGTTGGGCGTAGATATAATGGTAGAGAGATCCACTTTATAATTGGTTAAAAATTTTTTAATAGATAGAATATCTGATTTATTATACTCTTTATTATAAATAACTAAAAAATCTATAGTTCCCTTTAATAAGCCATTTTTATTAAATAGGGCTGGTTTATTATTTATTTCTAATGGATAATTAATGCTCGGATTTGTATTACCCTTAATAATATAGCCATCTACCAATAATATTATTTTTTTATTATCTTTGATAACAGCATATTGGGTATGTTTGTGGACGATTCCGATGTTATACTCTATAATTTCTCTTCCAATGGATATGATTAATTTATTATTAATACCAACCGAATTTTTATATGAAATCTTTATTCCGCGACCATATTTATTATTAGCATATATTTCAATTAAATCTCCAACACTAAATTCATCCATTACACCAGACCATACAATAACAAACTGGTTTTCATTTGGAATTATTTTATCAGATGGACCTAATAGTGCTGAATTTTCTAACACAAGCGATTTTGATTCTTTTGAAATAGGGGAGTTAAAGTGCATATCGTTTCCATTCATACTAATATCTTTCCATACTAAAGACGTATCTTTTAAGGATTCGTCGTGAAATCCAGATAAGAATAGGAGTAACCCCTTTTTACTTGGTAAATTATTTATTAATTCATAATATTTTTCCAATTTAATATCTGTATAATAGCGTAAACCACTTGTAGCCGATGGTTTATAGCCTATATAAATTTCTACCCTACCATCACTATTATTTGGAATAGAAAAAATAAATGTTCGATAATCCCATACAGTATTGTTTATTGTTTTTGTAGAAATAATTTTACCTGGATTAGTATTTATAGTATTTTTTCCACATTTTTTAGAGAAAGAAATATGAAATGTATTCTTGTTTCCATCCCAAGATTTATAAGCAACCCATGTGCTTAATTTATAGGATATATTTGGAACAACCGTTGTATTGAGTTTATAACCCTCACTTACGTGGGTTTGCTCCAATATATAAGATGATTCACCTGGATTAATTAATTTTATAACACTGTTGCCATAATTAGTACCTAAATTATTTGGCGAAAAAGCACCATCTTTAAAACTTCCATTATCTATTAAATTAATATAATGTTCAGGTTTATTAGATTTATATAGAAATATACATAATAGAGCAATGGTTATTAATATTAAATATCTATACATATTTAATATATATAGATATTTAAATTTTATTAAGTTCATAATATTTAAATTTGGGGGTTAGTGAATCGATTTGTGATATTGAGAGAGCACCAACTGGAATACCTTCATCTAAAAGAGGATTCACTTTTGTTTTAATATTTTTAGTTGATATTAAACAACTTGTGTTTTTGGGTAATTTTGGTTGTTTGATATAGGTCCACCCAGTATTCCATTTATTTATACTACATTGTTTATTATATAATTTAATTAATCTATCACAGGTAGGCATATTAGATAATAATGAATAGTATACGTTTAATTCATCTACAGTCATATTATTTTCGCTGGTGCTTTTGGGGATATATTTTAGGGATTTTTTAAATTCATTGCGCAAATAAACGGAATATGCTGATACAAATTTTTTATAATAATCTTTATTATTAGACTTAATATTTTTTAAACATGTCGGATTTAAGAGTAAATAATTTTCTTTTGTTTTAGAAATTGCTTCTAATAGTTTAGTTTTTTTTGATTGACGGTTTCCTTGAAAATACTCTATATTATACCATTTATTATGCAAATTAGTATCGACCCAATTTTTTAGAGCGTTATTAGATGTTGGTTTGTATTTAGGTGTCAATAATGAGCACGATTTACCTTTAGTTTTATAATTAGATTGTAAAAAATTATGATATTTGGTATAATCTTCATATGTATTAAATAGTTTTGTAGGTTTATCATTTTCCCATAATATTAATTTATTTTGTTTTTTTGATATATGTGTTGGGCAAAAATGTTCTTTGCTATAGTTTATGTATAGGACAATACATAAACTAATAAATAGTATTATTAATAGAAGTGTCATATATATATAATAATAAATTTTTTAATGGTATCTAAAAATTAATAATTCTATAGAATTATTATTCTAGAATTATTATTATTAAATAATTATTAATTTAATAATAATTTACAATTATTATTTTAGAATTATTATTAAAAAAATGTTGTATAATAATATTAAATGACAGACAGTAAATACTCCAATTCGGACGTTATTGAACTAAGTTCTAAAGATTTTAATAATAAAATCTTAATAAATAGTAAATTTAAAAATAAGAATGGTCTTATTAAATTTTATGCTCCTTGGTGTCCACATTGTGTCGAAATGACCAAACCCTTAAAATTTTTAGCAACTGAATTAAAAAATAAGGGGTTTCTTATTGGAGTTGTAAATACCGATATACATCCAAAGGTAGCTCAAACATTTAATATTAATGGAATACCTACTATTTATACATTAAATACAAATGGTGATATGGAATTATATAATGAGGGGAAAGATATAGAATCTTTATTAAATCATATAACCAAATTTACAAATTTAATAATAACCTAAGAAACTTTCGGCTTCTTGTTCGGTTGCTTCAGCGGATGGTATGGTCTCAGTTTGATGCGAAGACCGATCCGTATTTTCTAAACCATTCATATTAAATTTAATATAACTTGTTAAGTGAATACCAGTATAAAATAATATAGCAACTACTAATGAATAGGTAAAACTAAGGTTTCCACCTCCTTGGTAAATTAAAATAGTACTCATTAATATTTGCCATAAAGATGTTTTTGCGAATGCCTTAAACCAATCTGGTTGTTGTTGAAATCCCCCCAAAGTTCCTATAACTGTAGCGATTGCGTGAATATGATTCTGATTTTCAAACATTTATATAATAATAATATATTTTTTTTATAGATTAATTGGTATAAATTTATTTTTAAATAAATAATAAATTATAAATAGAATTAAAATTAAAATAATGATGTGGGTCAATAAGAATATAAAAAAGTAAGGATATATTTTTTTAAAACTATAATATATTAATGGATCTAAAAAGTTTAAACAGATTTTATCTAAGTTTTTAGTTTTTTTCAATTCATTTAACACCGTATCTAATATTTCTTGGGAAAATTTACTAATCATCTTATATTAATATAGAAAGTTATTTTATTTTTAATAATGCGGAAAATGCCACCATAAACTATATACATTATAGTATAATGTATACAAAATTAGAAGATTATGATCTAAATAGTATTAAATCTATAACATTTAAAATACCTACTAAAATAGATAATGTCTACAGAGCATCTATAGATACTCCTGTTAACATTGAATTAAACACATCGGAAATATTAAAAATATTTATGAATGATAAAAATCAGTATGAATTATGGTATAAAATCAATATGGATGACGACAAATCAGGTAAATTATTCAGTTTACTAAATGTTTTAGATGATGTGGCTTTGGACGAATCGTTGAAGAATTCTTTAGAATGGTTTAATAAAAAAATATCGATAAATAGTATTAAGGCCTTATATATACCTTCTTATGATGTTCAGGTAATAGATAATAAGGAAGTAATTTATATGAAACTTTATATAAACAGTAAAGAGATTGTAGATAAGATTAAATGTGATGCTAATTGTAAATTTTTAATTTCTATAGATGGTTTATATTTTTATAAAAGCAACTATTTATATAATGTTGTTATAACAGATGTTTTAGATGTAATTAATTTTTCCGATATTTTTAATAAAGATGCTCCCGCAAAACTCAATATTTCAGATAAAAAAAGTGAATTAATGGAAAGTTTAGAAGATCAGGCTGTCCATATCCCTGTCCCTATTCCTAAAGAAAATAATCAACTTGATATGGAATATAATAATATAGATAAATCGGTAATTACCAATTTAACATCAAAAGAATTAGAAAGTATAATTGATGAAAAACGAACGTATACCAAAAAATGTTTTCTACAGGCTGAAAAAGTTAGTCGTGCTGCTGAAAATTTACGATTAAAGGCGATACAATCAGTAAATCAATTACGTAAGTATGAAAAGACATACGATAATTTAGAATATTAATAAATCCATTCATTATAATTAATTTAATTAATTATAATTAATTTAATTAATTATAATTAATAAAAAATTATTTAAATAAATTTAATAAAAATATAATAGTATAGTATAATATAATGGACCAAAAACAGATGATAAAAATTGGTGTAACAATTATTTTAGGAATTGTATTATTGTATTTAATCAATATGTATTATAATAAAAGTGTAACTTCTAATGAAAATTTTTCCAATGGTGAAATGATTGAAGAAGAAACACCTAATGGTGATAACCAAATGTATGATAACCAAATGTATGATAACCAAGCAAATGATAACCAAGCAAATGATAATTATAATGTCCAGCCATCTGAAAATGTTGGAGATAACGTTACATTTAATACTTTAGACAGTTCTAAAGATTTATTAGGAAACAACCAACCAAATGATTGTTTTCCAAAAGATAAATTAAATCCAAGTGATTTATTACCGGGTGATGCTAATAGTCAGTGGGCGCAAGTAAACCCATCTGGGCAAGGTGAATTAAGTGACCAAAATTTCTTAGATGCTGGGTATCATGTGGGGGTTAATACTGTAGGACAATCATTGAGAAACGCTAATTTACAAATACGCTCTGAGCCACCTAATCCCCAATTAAAAGTAAGTCCTTGGTTACAATCAACCATCGAACCAGATACAAATAGACAACCCATTGAAATAGGAGGGTGTCAATAAATTATAATTATTTTTTAGAGATATAATATATATGTCTAAAAAAGAATCTAATATAACGGCCGATGTAAAGAACTATATAAAATACGATGATACAATTAAAAATATAGAGAAAAAATTAAGAGAATATAGAAAACAACGCGATCTTTATTCATCTAACATAATAGATTTTATATTAGATAATAATAAAGTTTTAAAAGTTGGTAATGATTTATTAAAATCAAAAGAAACCAATACAATGTCACCTTTATCCCAATCTTTTATTAAATCATCTATAAAAGACTATTTTACTATTAATTATAATAGTATGTCGGAAGAAGATGTTGATAAATTAAGTAACGATATACTTAATCATATAAGCATATCGAGAAAAACAAATAAAAAATTAATACTTAAAAGAGAAAAAAACAATTAGTATAATGAATAATATAGATTTACAATTAATTAATAGTATTTCCACAAATAATAAAACTCAATCTAAAAAAAAATTAAATAAAACTATAAATAACTGGTATAATCGAAATAAAAAGGATATAGATAGATTGTTTAGTTTATTACTAAAAGCTGTAGATAATAATAGTATAAATCTAAATGAAGATTTAAAGGACATTTACTATAATTTTATAATGTTTGTTTATAAGAAATCAGATGTTTTTATTTAAAAATATAGTTTAATTTAATTATACAGTAAATAAAGAATGTCTTGGGCCACTGTTACGAAGAAAACTGAACCACCACCTCAAAATATACTGAACATAATAAAGCCAGTTAAAGAAGAATTAATATACGATGATTTTTCTGAAAATATAGATATTGGGACAATTACTAAAGAAGAAAACTTATTTAGTGACTTATTGCCTATTAAAGAAAATAGTGCAACTTATTCTCCATGGTTATTATCTAAGGCGACAACTTATGATATCTTAGAGTTTATTTCTAATTATATAGATCTAAATAATTCGATAAAAGTCATAGATTATGAAAGTGATAACAGTGAATTTATGGATATGAATTTATAGATATATAAAATGTTGTGTATATAATATGGAAAAAAATATTACTAAATTAGGATTTCCTTTAGGATTATTGATAACCACAAAAGATTTAAACAAAATGTATGTATTAAATAAGGTTGGTGGTAAATCTAAAATAACATTGATAAATAAGGGATTATCCACTGAAAATATACACTTTCACGATTAGCTATCCTTTACTCCTCCTCTTCTGTTGGTATATTTATAGATTGAGGGTCCTTTTCAGTATCATCTTGAATATCAGTAATTTGGGTAGTTTTATTTATTGTGGGGTCTATATAATCAGGATTAATAATGTAAGATGATTTTTTATAACTATATCTAGACCATTTATTTGTATTGAATGGTCTAATCTCTATATTTTTTGTATTAATAATTGTATCTATTTTATTATCAACAATTGTATCTATTTTATTATTAGATGTCTCCTCTTGATATATTATTTTGGATGGGTCTGGGGTTTTTTTATAGCCATAGCAATTAACACCCAATTTTATATTTTTATTATCAAAATGCCCTCCATTTACACCTGGTTTCCCACACATATTTTTTAAAGGACCTTGCTGTATTTTTTCCCAACTATCTTTTTGTATAGGATATAATGCCAGTTGGTTAGCAGACCAACCATAATTACACCAACTAGCTCCTTCTTTATGGGCGTTAAGAACTTGGTTGTATGTTGCCAGTGTAGATCCAACTGATTCACAAACTAATGGTGCTTCATCATAGGTAAAATCATTTGAATCTATATTAAATACTTCTTTTTTCCGCTTAAAAAAAAGTGGTTTATTGGCTAATTGTTTAATAGATTTTTCTACACCGTCCACTTTATTATTTATATTAAAGTTAAAGTCAAAATCAGGAAGTACATTAAAAATATTTTTAAGAGTATCTATAAATCCTATAGAAGAACCATTTTTATAACTATGATCTATATATAAATTATATGATAAAAAATATAAAATAACTATTATGATTAAAGCAATCGAAATTAAATGTTGTTCTGCCATATAATATATAAATACATAATTATATTATTATTCCATAATTAATATAATTATTCTAGAATAATTATATTAATATTATTTTTTTTTATAAAATAGGCAATAGGCGTTATCCGATACGATATTGCTTTCATCCAAAGTTGTTACATATTTATCATTAAATTTATACCAACTATCATCTTCATTTTTACAATATGCCCAATAATGTCCACCCCTTGAATTGCCGCCATGGTTAGATACAGCATATAAATCATAAACACACTCTTCCTTTTCATATCCTACACAATATTTATTAAGGTTCAGATTATTAATTGGAAAATCTATTATTTTATTTATTTTTTGTCCTGTATTAGTAAATCTTTTAAAGAAAATGACTAAATAATCTGGAAACCTCCATACAGATAATGATTTTTGATATTGTTTAGTATCATTTATTACATTACTGTCTTTAAAATCGATGGATTCTTCTTTAGTAAACTTATCAAAACAATCATAAATAGTTACATTTTCTTTATCAGGTATTTCTAAAGATATATTAGAAATTGGGTCAAACGCTTCTGATATAAATGTGCTATCTTCATTTGTGGTAATTTTGGAATACAGTTGTCCGTAATATAAATCTATTATTACCGAATAATCGTCTTTAAAAAATTGTTTCCAATTTGTTAAAGCTTTAATTGCCATTTTATCTAGATTATTTTTTGGGTTTCCATTTATATTCATATTGACTTCTCTTGATAACCCAATATGTAAATTTTCTAATAAAAATTGTAAAAACTCTTGAGAATCATTTTGATCATAACCGGTAAAATAACTATTTCCTTTTTTTACTGATAATTGTTGTATACATTTATGAAACGATTCGGGAGTTATTACAGCATTTCGCTCATATAATCCTTTACTAACTAAATTCCATTCTTCAACTAAATCATTTTCTAACATTTCTTTATCTGGAATTTTTTTATGTTCATTATTTATAAAATACAATGCCAAATCTCTGTTTGAATTAATGCATTGAATAATACTATTCATAAAACAAGTATTTCCCATATTTGTTATTCCGCATAATCCTTTTTTATAAAATATACTTTTAGTATTCATTTTTATTTTATATATTTCAATATATTTTAATAATCAATTTTTTATAATTAAATAATATTATTTAATTATAAAAATTAGTTATAATCTAAAAAATAAAATATTTATTTTAAATAATGAACAACCTATTAGCAGATTTATTAGATCGACAAACAAATCCATATCAAATACATTATTACGAAAATATAAATATATACCCAGATAGTTCCCCAACATATCCACAAGTAAATACGAGAATGCCACAACAGCCTATACCTCTAAGAACAACGCAAGGAACTCAGGGAACTCAAGGACCTCGGGGAACACGAGGAACACAAGGAACCCAAGGAACACAAAGAACTCAGAGAACACAAGGAACCCAGAGAACACGCGGAATCCAAGGAATCCAAGGAATCCAAGGAACCCAAGGAATACAGAGAACTCAAGGAATTAATAATGAAAATTCGTATGTAGAAACTATAGAAATTGAACCTATCATTACATCTGTAACATTTAATCCACTCGAAACTAGTATGGATTCAGTTTTTAGCCAATTAACAAATTCCTTATTAAATTTATCACAAAATAGAAATCAAGGTGTTAGTGTATTAAATTTAAATTCAAAAACAGAATTACAAATGGCAACTGATATTGATGAAAATTGTTCTATTTGTAGTTCAAATTATATTAATAACCAAATTATTAGAAAAATAAATCATTGTAACCATATGTTTCATCAACAATGTGTGGATAGATGGTTCGCTACTAATTCTACGTGCCCTATATGTAGGGTTAATTTAAATTCATCACCCCAAGAACCTCGTGAAGAACCTCGTGAAGAACCTCGTGAAGAACCTCGTGAAGAACCTCATTCGGAACAATTACCCATTGGGTCAGGAGAAGGGGGAGGGGAGGTAGAAGGACAAGGGGAAGGAGACGAATGATAAATTAATTTATCCCAACAATTACATATAGAATAATATAGATTTACAACTGTTCATATGGTTGATCTTTATTAATTAATATACAATAATAAATAACTATACATAATATTATAATAAATATACTAAGTAATATGGTTAATAACATATTGGTTACTTTTACTACAGGACAAGTAGCAGTGCTTTTTAAAAAAAAATCCACATCTGTTTTTTGTAATAATAAATTAAGCTTATATTTTGACGTTAATAAATTACACCTAGAGTGTTTTCCACTAAGAATTTCTTCTGGAAAATAATTAAATGACATGCAGTTATTTAATAATGAACATTCTTTTCCACAACTATTAGCATTCAAATCAATATAATTTCTTAAAATAGCAGTATTAGAAACATTTAAATATTTATTATAAAATGTTGTATAATTTTCTATACAATCTGGTATAATGGGATTAGCAGTAACAAGTCCTATTCCAAATATTAATAATAAAATGTTATTAACCATCATAATAAATAGTTTTAATAATAAATCTTTATATAATTAATAAGAGTATTATAGAATATTAAAATATTATATTATTTATAATGTTTTGTGGATGTTCTGAAGAATGTTTGAAAATTATAATGAAAAATAAAAATAAAATGAAAAATAAAAATAAAGTATCGCTCTATAAATCTCCAATAAATTCATATATATATAAAAATACACAGCCAACAAAACAACCTATTTATATAAAATCATACAATATTACTAAGGAAGAAGTTCATAGCAAGGAATTGGTTCATACCAAGGAAGTAGTCGATACTAAAGAATTGGCTGATACTAGGGAAGAAGTTGATACTAAGGAATTGATTGATACTAGGGAAGAAGTTGATACTAAGGAATTGGTGGCTGATAGCAAGGAAGATATCCCAAAAAGTTGGTATAATATCACATCATTTTCAAAGTATTTTAATTAATATTTCTTTTTATATTTTAAAATATAAATTTGATAAATATTTTAAAATATCGGACGCATAATACATAATAATGACATCCATATATTTCTTTAGAGAATATGATAAAAACCATGGTTATATGAGCAATTTTTATACAGTTAAATTTAAAGATAGTGACGGGGTCCTGTTTACGTGCAGCGAACAATATTTTATGTATTATAAATGCAAACTGTTCGACCCACTAAATACCACACTGAAAAATAATATAATACAGGAGTCTGGACCATATAAAATTAAAAAATTAGGGAGACAAGTTAAGAATTATAATGAGGACATGTGGGGGAAACTTCGATATGGTATAATGTTAGATGCACTGCGATGTAAATTTGGACAGAATCTGGATTTAAAAGAACGTTTGAAAAACACTAACGATAGTGTATTATACGAGGCCTCTAAATATGATAAAATATGGGGGATCGGCTACGACGCAGCCACAGCACTCACTGTTGACAAAAGTAAGTATGGTCAAAATCTCTTGGGTAAAGTTCTGATGCAGGTTAGGGATGAATAAAGCGATAAATAAGGTGGTTTTTAAACTCATAAATTTGATTTCATTTAAAACTAATATTGTTATTTTATAAAATGGATATTGATCACAAAATACTTAAACAAACAGAAATTCTTGTAACTCTAAGTGCCGCAAAAGTAGAACCACGTGACTGGGAATATAAACCAGAATATTTATCTGAATACTGGGAGGATCTTGGAGAGGATTATGGGGCGGATTCTGAACTCAAAATGGTTGAAAGAGCCGATGATGTTCTTTCAGCCATTGTAGGGCATTCTGATATAAATGCTTTAACGTGGTTTAATTACAACTGGGTAAACAGTATAACTAATGATATATTTGATGATTATTTAGATGATATGATCATAGATCTTAAAGATTTCGATGATTACCATGATACATTGTATAAGTTTGCCTTATACTATAATGATAACAACGCTTCTAATATCAAATATAAAGATATATTGGTTGGGATTAATACCGACTATTTGCTGCACAAACAAACTTAAGTTCCAATGTATAATGCTAAAATTATATTTAATAACGGTGTTATATAAATTAATATTTAAGATTAAATTAATAATTTAAGATTAATTTAATATTTAATACTTAGTAAATGAATGAAATTCCAGAGTGTATTTTATGTTATGGAAATAACAATTTGATAAAAAATAATGTTTGTCAATGCAATTACTATTTACACAAAGATTGTCTTTTATTATGGATTAGGACAAGTGGTAAAAAAACGTGCATAATGTGTCAAGAATTAATCAATACCCAACAAATTATATTAAATAATAATATAGTTAATATGAATGATGAATTAGATCACTACATATCAATAAATAATACTGGTTTAGATGATCCGGTCGAAATTGATAACAACGATGCGGTAAGACCACCCTTATATGTAGAAATATGTACGGAAATATTCACATTTTTGGGATATGTTACGGTTATAGGAATAATTATAGTATTTCTTTTTAATATAAAAGTAAATATTAAATAACAATTATTCATCATTCTTATAAACATTTGTTAAAACTCTCGCAGATGGATCAACCACATCTCCCGACCATTTGGGTAGCCAGTAATATGGGATTGTCTTTTCTCTTTCTGGATAATATTTATTAAAGATTTCTCGGTAATAAAGAGCTTCTTTAAACATCGGAGGATTCCATTTATATGTCTGTTGACGTTTAATAAATTCGTCGTCAGTATACATTTCTGCTACATTCTCCTGTATTATCTCGAACCATCCTTTTTTCTGGCTAGATACCCCATCCGACATAGCTTCTTTGACCCTCCACAAAACACTGTCTGGCAATAATTTACCATCATCAAAAGCACTCCGCAACAACCATTTTTCAATACCATTATGAGATGCGAGTTTATATTTGGGGTCAATTGACATATAATATTCTAAAAATTCTTTATCTAAAAATGGAACACGCACTTCTAACCCCGCACTGGCTGTAGATTTATCACATCGTAGAACATCAAAATAACACAAGTCATCCAATAATCTGATAGTTTCTTTTTTAAATTCTAATTCATTTGGGGCATTATGAAAATACAAATAAGAACCAGATGCTTCATCGCTTCCTTCACCACTATAAATTACAACAGCATTGCTGTTTTTGGATATATATTCAGACAATAATGTCATTGGTACGCTTGCTCGTATAGTGGTTGTATCATATGTTTCAGTTTTCTTAATAGTACTCTCTATAGCGTTTAACATCTCACGCTCTGTTACAATTACTTCATGGTGGTTTGATCCAATATGATCAGCAACCAATTTAGCAAATTTGAGATCTGTAGCACCTTCCAAACCAATTGAAAACGTTTCTAATTTGTCTTCGTATAAATTAGCCAGTTGGGCTGCTATTAAACTCGAATCTAATCCACCAGACAATAAGCATCCAATTTTCCTGTCAGACATTAGCCGTTTTTCAACTGCTAGACCTAACTTTTCCCGAATAGTTGTTTTAATCAATTCTTCACTTTCGACAACATTGGTCAATCCCCTGGTATAATATTTGGTATATTCTTTTGTTTTTGAATCCCAGATATGTCCAGGCTTAAATTGTATAATAGTTTCACATAATTCGTGAATAGATTTAAGTTCACTCGCAAACCCAATATCTCCATTAGTATTCTCACCAATAAATAGTGATCTGACACCTAGAGGATCTCTGGCAACATAAATGGTATCCTTTGTCAAGTCAACGAGGACACAGGCAAATACACCATCTAAGAGTGATATTGTTTTACTAAAACCAAATTTTTCATACAGGTGCAATATTATTTCACAATCACTGTTGGAATCAGTAACAATGTTATATTCTAATTTTAGTTTAGAATAATTATATATTTCTCCATTACAAATCAGTGAAATATTAAAGTTTTTAGGATGTGTAATCGGTTGGTCCCCACGCTCACTTGTATCATTAATACATAATCGATGAAACCCCAAAAAAGTCTTCTCATTTTCTAATCTATATTTAGTATTATCTGGGCCTCTATGTTTTGTTTTAATTAATTCATCAATTAATTTATTTTTAAGGTCTGTATCGATTTTAGTAATTGACAAATAAGCAAATATACCACACATTTTTTATAATAATATTAATAATTAATATTAATAATTAATAATCAAATTTATTATTAATTTATTTTAATAATAAATTTGATTATTAATAAATTATTATAATAATAATTTATATTAAATTTAATAACGAATATCTTCGGGTACAATATGGACATAATATATGTTCGGTTTCTAAATTATTACTAACATAACTATTTAAACAATCGATATGGAAATGGTGTCCACAAGGTAATTTATATATAAATATATTAAACTTATCATAACACAAAGCACATTTTTCATTTATTATTTTTGATTTTTCTTGATCTGTAAAATCGTTATAAAACGTTAAATGGTTGTCAACATTTATCCATGATTCGTTTTTTAAGGTGTTAATGTAATCATACGATAATTTATCTATTTTATTAATTATTTTAAATTGTTTATTTTTTATATTATTAATAATATTACTTATTGGGATAGCGGCATTATCATATATATTGGTTAATAAACCTATGTTTGTTCTATCTAGATATAAACAATCTATATCTAAACTTATATTTAATTTGGACAAGCGCATCTCCAAATTATTAAATAAAAAACTATTAATATAAATTATATGGATGAAAAAAAATGTGTCTTTGTGATTTATTGTATATATTATTAAATTATTATGTATAGATTCTGTATCAAATATACCAACTGTATATTTGTTCAAATCCCTGGTTATAATATTTTTATAGCTGGATGAAGCATAGCAGGTTATTATATTATCGGGACTATTAGATAAAAATTGTGTTAACGAAATTTCTTCAATAAGAATATTTCTTACAAATTTTCCATAAATAATAGCATCATTTTTTAGAAGGCTATATATAATGTAGTTATTATATAAATTAAACAGTTTATCATACATATAAATATATGGATATATTATATGATGTATTATAAACTAATTTTTTATTTTATAGTTATATTATTTTTATATATGGTTTTGAATATAGATGGACTACAGGGAGGATATATAGGTGGACTACGGGGAGGATTAATGAATAATTCCCATTATATAAATTTTGGCGAATCGAACTTAGTATTAATGAATATATATGGTGATTATATAAATCATTATAGGAATAAAAATGAAATTTATATTAAAACAGGGATACTAGATTACAACCTAGACGGTAAAAATCTAGATAATAAAAAAATAGTAGATTATTATATAAAAAATACATTAAAATTTAGTAAAAATGATAAAAAAGCATTGTATTTTTATGTAGATACTATTAGGGAAAAATACAGTACATACAGGTTAATAACGCACAGTAATTGGAATTTTATAAAAATTTCACACACATTAGAAAAAAGTATGCCCTTTACATTAGATAATTATATATTTTTATCAGATAAGGTTTTAAAAGATTTTTACAATATGATGGTGTATAATAAAAATACTATGATACTACAAAACTGCGAAACATTAATACACGAAAAAATTCATATTATACAGAGAAATAACCAATCACTATTTAATACGTTGTATATAAACCATTTTAATAGTATCTATTGTAACCATTTAATTATAACAAATTATTGGAATACTAAAATAATGACTAACCCGGATGGATTAGAAATTAAATGGATATATAAATTAAATAATAAATATTATTTACCCCTATTAATTACAAATAAAGATAATATAGAAGAAGTTGTTATAACATTGAAATGGGAAAATAATACGTTTATTACAACAAGGGAATTTATAGAAATAAATTCTTTCCCTTTATTTAACTATTTACCATCCAATATATCATATTCCCATCCTAATGAAATTAGTGCATACATAATATCAAACTACATTGTAGATAAATCGTCTTTAAATATATCTACTAAAAAAATAGTTAAATATTATCTTAATGTGTTTAAATAATATATATATAAAACTATATATTAATATATAAATATATGAATTTTATTGAAAATGATGAAAATGGATTATTACACGCAAACTTTAATCAAAATAAAGATTGTATAATATTTGGTACTACAATAGGTTTTTATGTGTATACGTGCAATCCTTTTAAAAAAATAATATCGAGGAGAATAATTGGAGGGGTTTCAATTATAGAAATGCTAAATAAATCAAATATAATGATTTTTACTGGTAATGTAGATAAGGGATTATATCCTAATAATAAATTAATTATTTGGGATGATAACAAGGGGGAAGTTATTGGCGAAATTGAATTTAAGACTAAAATATTAAATATAAAAATAACCAAAGAAATTATAGTGGTTATAACAAACTATAAAATATATATATACAGTTTTAATAATTTACAATTAATAAAAAGTATAGAAATATCTGAAGAGGTTAATGGATTATGTGAGATTTTAAATAATAATATTATTGCTTACCCGGGTAAAGAAATTGGTTCAATGTGTATTAATTATTTTGATCAAGAGAATGATCTAGGCAGTGGGTTGGATACTAATATAGACACTGAACCAGACACTAAGCAAGACACTAAGCAAGACACTGAGCAAGACACTAAACAAGACACTAATAGAGGAATTAATAAATCGGAAAAAATCATTAAAGCGCATTTGAATCAAATTGAACGATTTTGTTTATCAAAAGATGGCTCTTATATAGCAACTTGTTCCCATAAAGGCACACTATTACGAATATTTAATATAGAAGATAATGTATTAGTAAAAGAATTAAGGAGGGGGTCTGATCAAGCAACTATAGTTGACCTTAAGTTTAATGATGATTTAACATTATTATTGTGTAGCAGTGATAAAGGAACTATTCATATATTTAATGCGTTAGTGGATGATGCTGAAAATAAGAATACTAATTTTTATGCTTTAAGTGGTATAAAAAATTATTTACCTTCTTATTTTAGTTCGGAATGGAGTTATAAGCAATTTTATTTACCAGGTGTAATAACATTTTCTACATTTATAACCGATGAAAAAATAATAAGTATAGGTAGTAATGGATGTTTATATAATTTAGAGTTTAATAAAGATAAAAATGAAATAGAGAGCACAATAAAGTTTATATCAAACGAAGACGATCCGTTTAATAATCGGAAATCTACAATTAAATAGGGGAATCTATGATTAAGGAATCTATGATTAAGGAATCTATGATTAAGGAATCTATGATTAAGGAATCTATGATTAATTAAATTAAAATAAAATTAAAATAAAATTATATATTATAATGATTGTGTATCTGATTGGTTTATTGAATATGTATTTATTTATGAATGGTTGTGGTAGTAAAAAGACCGAAGCAGCACCAGTACAGGAGTCCATGATTTATTTAGCCGAAAATAATGTTACAATTAAAGCAAAGGAAAATGCGATTCATGGGAATACGTATGAATTAAATAATAAAACATACTTAGTTGTTAATAATAGTACTATTAAAGATATTATAAATGAAAAACGCGTGTCGTTTGATCCAGAATTATGGGTTACTACATTTGTTACTAATATGCAGGGTATATTTATAGATGATTTTATAGGGCCGCAGACCTTAATATCATATTACAAAAACTTTAATAAAAATATTAGTAGTTGGGATACTTCAAACGTAACTGATATGAGTAGTATGTTTTATGGTGCTCATAATTTTAATCAAGATATTGGAAATTGGAATACTTCAAAAGTAATTTATATGAATGAAATGTTTAATGGTGCTAATAAT